TGGACAAAATCTTAGCCACTAAGGTTCGTTAGTGGAGATCACCAGAGAGGAAGCACTTAGAGAATTACACCGACGAATCTCTGGCAGGAAGTTTTTTAAGTACGAGCCTTATCGCTGGCAGGAACAGTTTCACCGTGCGGGTTTAGACAATCAGGAGCGAATGCTTCGCGCAGCCAACCGAGTCGGAAAGACTTATTCGGCAGCTTATGAAGTAGCTTGTCATGCGACCCTGGCCTATCCCGATTGGTGGGAAGGAAAACGCTTCAAGCATTCGACTTTAGGTTGGGTAGTTTCCCACACGAATGAAACCAGCAGAGACATCGTTCAAAAAGAACTTTTAGGCTCAGACGTTGGAACCGGCCTGATCCCTGCCGACTCTATTTCCAAAGTCACCTACCGTCAGGCGGGTGTTTCCAATGTCGTGGACACCGTAAAGGTTCGTTGTCCACATGGCTTATCCACGATTACCTTTCGGACCTTCGACCAGGGCTGGCGCAAGTTCCAAGGTGCCGCACCGGAGTACATCTGGTTAGATGAAGAAGCTGAAGATTTTCGGATTTATACGGAATGCCTCACCCGTGTCCTCACTTCCAAGGGAATTATATTTGTCACGTTTACCCCGCTTCTGGGTGAGACTGATCTGGTTCGACATTTTGAGAAGGGTGTAGCGGGTACTTATGTTCAAACCGCGACTTGGGATGATGCGTTTCACCTTTCTGACACAGAGAAAGAACGCTTTATAGAGTCCTTTCCCCTGCATGAGCGGGATGCCAGAACAAAAGGCGTACCGATGATGGGTGAAGGTCGCGTCTTTCCGGTGGACGAACAGGAACTTTCGGTTCCTGCCTTTGAGATACCCACTCACTTTGCCCGTATCTGTGGCGTTGACTTCGGAATCTCACATCCCGCAGCCGCAAGCTGGATGGCATGGGACAGAGATTCAGACGTTATTTATGTTTACGACTGTTACAAACAGGCAAACGAAACACCGGTCTATCACGCACAAGCGATCAGCAAACGTGGTAACTGGATACCCGTTTCATTTCCCCACGATGGAATGAACCGCGAAAAGAGCGGAGGAAAAACACTCCGCGACCACTACGCAGAATCCGGCGTGAATATGTTGGGAATGTCTGCACGGTACGACAACAAGAAAGGCGGCGCGCAGCCTGTCGAGCCGATAGTGATGGAAATGTTAGAGCGCATGAAGACCGGACGTTTCAAAGTCTTCAGCCACTTAAATGAATGGTTCTCTGAGTTCAGGAATCTCCACCGTAAGGATGGAAAGATTCAAGCCGTCAGGGATGACATTCTCAAAAGCACGATGTATGCGGTGATGATGAAACGGTATGCCATCACTGAACGATTGCCACCAACAACTCACCGATACAAAGCACCGATTATGAGTATGCGTTTATGACACCAAACCAGTTTGCAGAAATTCTGTCCAACTCAGGTTATGACAACCTTCAGACGATGGTTCTCGATGACGGTAAGGGTTACTACGCCGAGAAATTCTCTCATGCGGATAAAGACCGTAATGAACCCCATTGGAAGGTCGTTTATGCCGTGGGTCTGGATGAAAAGATGCAGATGGCACAACACCGTTATGACGCAATCGGTACGTCTTCCTGGTTTCGCATTCAGCAGTCACGCGAAGACGCACAACAAATACTGAACGATAACCGCACGGTGTTTAATGGCTAGACGATTTGACCGTAGGGATTTCTCTAAGATAGCGGAATCCATCAAAGCAGAATTAGACAAAAGAAAGCACAAGCGAAAAGACCTGGAGAAGCAATGGAAAGAGGTTGATCGTCAGGTTGAAATGAAGCCGCCAGAACGGGAAAACCGTGATGGTACGGATTGGATGCCTGAAATGGAGCTTCCTCTGCAAGCACAGGCATTAGAGGTTTTAACGGCTGACGCAAGACGTTTACTCTTTCCGAGAGATAAGGATTGGTTTCGCTGTCACGCTAAAGCGACGGATGAATACCTCCGTGCCGTTCAGGAATCTCTTGTCATGTCGGGCGATGAGACAGAGCAAATCATTGTTCCAACACAGTCTGATCTCAACACCCTTACTGAGTCGATCCTTGTTCACTTCCATTCTCAGTATGATTTCCGCGCAGCAATCGACAGTCTCAACATTCAGGCATTTAAGTACGGCACTTATGTTGCCCATGTCCGGTGGGCCAAAAGAGAAGTTTTTTCTAACGACTTCCGTGGCATTTACCGGGAACGGGATGAAATGCCTGTCGTGGTGCCTGGAGACATAAAATCTACTTATCTCGATACCTCTGCACAGATGGTCGCCAGGGAAGGGATGATGATTGCGCCTTCCATCATTCGAGAATACAAACAAAAGCTGGCTGATCTAAAACTCGCAGCGAAGGTAAGAAACCCGCAATCGATGGCTGGTGGGTGGATGCCAGCCAACATCGCAAAACTTCAGGCTGATGATGGTCATGTAAAGCTGATTGAGATGGAGGGGGATCTAATCATTCCCCGCAGCCAGACAGATGCGTTCATTCCTAACTGCATTGTTACGATTGCAATGGGTGCGAACCTTCAAGTCGTCCGTTATCGTGAAAACCCGTATCCGTTCCGTCTATTCCAGACCGGCACTTATCACATGGAAGATAACGGGATTTATGGTGTTTCTCCGTTAATGAAAGGTGTGCCGATTCAGATGGCAGCGACAGAAGCGATGAATCGCCTGATCCAGACCATCACACTGAATACTGAGCCTCCCATCTGGTACGACCCCAATGACCAGTATTGGAGAGCGCAGGGTGGACCCAAAATAGAGCCAAGGGCCTTGTGGTCCTCTCTGACAAAACCAGAACCGATTGATATCGGCAATCCTAGTGGGATGATGCAGATTTACTTCGCACTGCTTAAACAGTACGAGGAACTAACAGGTGTTACCGCTCCCCGTCTTGGAGCGCAAACCAAGTCTCACCAGACGGCATTTGCCGTTGATATGGAAGTTACCCGTGGTCAAACCAGAACGGTTGATTACGTCCAATGCTTCACTGAAACCTTGACCAACATTCTCCACATGGAACTGGAAATGTTACGCAGGGGCATGGAAGACACCTCCGTATTCATACCGAAATATGCAGGGTATGTGGACGTTACGAAGGAAGCGATACCGGCAGACGCTTACATCGAGGTCTACGGTGCAGCTTCGCCAATGGAGAAAAGAGAGCAGGAACAGAAAGAGTTCTCTGCCTTTCAGATGCTTCTACAGCTTGATCCGATGGTTAGGCAGTTGGGAGGTCGGGGTCTTGATCTTGATGCGATTCGCACTGAGTTCATGCGCCGCGCTAACCCAGGAATCAACTTAGACAACCTACTGGAACCAATGGAGCAATCGTTTGAACCTCCCCCCACACCTGAAGGACTTCCTCCAGAACTTGAGGTCGAACCAGGACTTTTCACAACTCCTTGAATCCATCCAACTGACTGACGTACCACGTTGGACACCGCATTCCACCGATAAAGACAAGTGGATATATGACTCTGGCCGAAGGGACGGTCAGGAATCCTTGATTAACTTTTTAAGAGGCAAAGATGATTGACGAAAACACCAATACTCAGCCGGAAGCTGAAGTTGCGGAAACTCCAACAGATGATTTAGACCAAATCCTTTCGGAGTTCGATACTTCCGTCACCCCAGAACCCGCTGCTGCTGAACCTTCAAAAGCCCGTATGGATATGGTTGAAGAATTTATTCAACAGCAACAGGCAAAAGAAACCAGGGTTGCAATTCAAGATTCGGTAGAAAAATTTAAGGGCTTCGACTCCACGCTTGCCAATGTGGGAAACATGGCAGTCGAGGGATACATCAATTTAATGGCACAACGGGATACCCGTATTGCCGATGCGTTCCACAAACGGGAAGAAAACCCCGATGCGTGGGGCCGAGTGCTGAAGTCGATGGCTGGTGAGTTCAGCAAAGAGTTTAAGGGTCCAGATGCACAAATTACGGAAGACCGTAATGCAATGAGGGCCGCTGTTGAGTCACAACCAGACACCGTTGAAAACGAAGGTCCAACGGTTCGTGATCTCAACCGAATGAGCGATGCAGAGTTTCTTAGATACAAGGAATCTCTTTCGTAACAACTGCTGTGACCCGTAACCGATAACCGAAAGGCATGAGGTAAAGAGGAATCAGTTGAATATTTTTAACTTCAACTAAAAGAGGAAATAGCCAATGGCTGCTCCAATTACCACCACTACCCAAGTTGCGGGTCCGGTTAATGTGGTGTTCCAAGAAACGCTTCTGCGAAATGCGAAGGCTAAATGCCCGTATTTTGTGGGGAGTGTACCCGCAGAAATAAGGGAGCATAGTGGCTCGTTCACCGCTAAATGGCGGCGTATCGAGAACCTGACTCCTGTCACCGCCGCTCTCGCTGAGTTGACGGGCAACCTGGCTATTCCGGTCAGGGATTCCGTGCAGCCTAGTGTGACCGACATCACCAAAGCAGTTTCCAAGTACGGCAACTACATGTTGCTGAACGAGGAAGTTGATGTGGTGAACTTCACTGGTCAGTCTGACAAATTGGTTGAGATTCTTGGCATCAACGCCGGAATGTCACTCAATCGTCTGCAACGTGACGAGATGGAAGACAACGCTACCGCTATTCTGGCGAATGGTGTAGCTGGTGTTGCCAACATCATCACAAAGCTGGCTCGTAACGACATCAAGAATGCTGTCAACGTCCTGAATCGAAACACGGCAACGAAGTTCTTGCCGATGACTGAAGGTTCGGATCGCGTCGGCACTTCACCAATGCGTGATTCGTATTGGGGCATTTGTCACGTTGACGTAGAGGAAGATATCAGAGACATGACCGGCTTTATCGCGGTTGAGTCTTATGCTTCCCAAACCGCTGTATCGCCTGGTGAGTTCGGGGCGGTTGGTGGTGTGCGTTGGATTTCGACTGAGGAATCCTCAATCGATGCAAATGCTGGTGCCGCAATCGGCGCGTCGGGTCTTCGCTCGACGGGTGGTGTCAATATCGATGTGTACAACTCTGTTGTATTCGGTAAAGACGCTGTTGGATCACTTGGCTTTGGCAAGGAACACATCAAGGAGATTTACACCGCTGGTGACAAACTCCCGTCTGTGTTGCTTATCAATAAAGCCAGAGGTTCATCTGGTGTTGCCGATCCTTTGAACGAATTATCAACAATGGGTTGGAAGTCCTGGCACGGTGCCAAGATTCTCAACGGAAATTGGATTCGTAACATCAAAAGTGGTGCAACCGCTCTTTAAGGGCTAACGGGATAGCGGCCCTTCGGGGCCGCTTTTCCAAAAGGGAGATTTTATGAGTTTTGTTTTTCGTACACCGGAGGTTGATTCTTTAGGTGGTCGCAGTCCTTTAGAAAAAATGCGTCGTCACACTTTGTGGGAAATGGCGCGGGAAAAAGGGTTGCTTCCAGCGGAAGAATATCCGACTAAAGAAGAACTGATTCCGCTGATTGAATCTGCGCCAGAACAAGAGCAGCTTATCTCGATAGAAAGAGCGAAGTCGATGAAGACTTTTGCCCTTCGTGCTTACGTTTCAAAGCGTGGTGTTCCCGTTGCTAATACATCCACCCGTGAATATTTATTGGGTGAATACGAGAAAATACTAGAGGCTGCGTAATTGGCTTATACCTTGCTCGATGCTGTCAACCTGTCATTAAAAAGGGTCAGAGTTATTCAGGGGGATGCGGGAGAACTAACGTCCCTCACTGATTCCGCTCGTCAGGCTGATATCGACATCATGGTACAGGCATGGAATGAAATTATTTCGGACCTGTATAACACCGCACGGCAGCTTCCCTCAGACACAAGCGAGGGAACCATCACGCTTGTTGCGGGAACGAGAGAGTATGACAAAGCCAGTGATGTGGATATTGTTTCCTCTAACACGTTTGTCGATCAGACCAATGGACAGTATCTCTATGCTTATCCAGGCGGTTATGAGGCGATGTTTGTTGAACAGACTCAACCCGCCAATTACACGGGTCTACCGATTTACTGGACGATCAATCCGACCAACGCGAAATTCCGTTTGGATCGATCGCCAACAGCAGATGAAGCAGGGAAGGTTTACACCTACCTGTACCGTAAACGTCTTTACATGGACACCGCAGCGGCAACCTTTCCATTTGCCGACAGCGTTGTGAATGATCTGATTCAAGGCGTAAAGGAAGTCTGGAACAGGGAGAGCAAAGAGAAATTCGATATGGCGGCTTATCAGACCAGTATTGCCAGGGCAGCAGTCGCTATCAGCCAAGTCGAATCCAGAGAGAAGTATTAGATGCTCCAGGTTCCACCTCCCGAAGATATTGGGATCATCCTTCAATTTGGGGGTGGTCTTGCAACGGTTAAATCAGAGAACGAGATTAAAGACCGTGAATGTGCCGATGGCGAGAACTACGTTCTTGAGTTGGATAACTCACACTTTCGACCTCGGAAACCTTTCAAGAAGTTAGGCACAGCGACCAACGGCGAGAACATCATGGGCTTTGCCCAACTGGTGACAAAGGCCGATACCATTTCTACACTCATTCAGGCTGGTGATACCGTCTATGAGTGGGATGGTGGGACTACCTTCACCTCAAAGGGTACGGTTAGTTCAGGGGCTAAATTGCGTGGTCCGTTAGAAGCCAACTGGACGATGGACGATAAGGTCATCATCACTGACCTAACCAAGACAGAAGCGATAAAACAGTGGGACGGAACGACGCTTTCAGATGTGTCGTTCTCTGGAGTTTCAGGAACGGTAAAAGCGAAATATTGTTTCGTTGAGAATGAAAGAGCGTGGTTCGGTAACATGACCACAACTTCTGACACACCACAAGTGGTTTGTGCGTCTGAAGTCAGCGATTACACAACCATCACGACAGCGAATAAACCGTCTTCTTCGTTAAGTGAGGCTGATCCCTTTTATTTAGTCAGTCCTGATCTACGCCCGATCAATGCGATGGTTCAAGCATTCGGGAAGGTAATCTTTTCAACCCAACGTGGTTCCTTGTTCAACTTCACCGGAACGACTTCAAAAGATTACGCAGTAACGGCTTACTACAACGGTTCAGCCGCATCAGGCGATGAAGCGGTGGTTCACGTTGGTAACGATGTGTACTTCGGTAGAGAAGGTGCGATTGAGTCTCTTGCCGGTATTACGAACATTCAGGAAGCAACGGTTGATGATCTCTCGCGGTTTATCGCAGATGAGGCACAGACTATCGAGAAGTGGCGAATGGTCTATGACCGCAATATGCAGCGGATTTATTGCTTTCCTGATGCTGAAGACAAAATCTATGTTTTCCAAAAAGCACTTTACGACGATGTAGCAAAACATAGTGCTTACCCGATGACGGAGTTCTTATCTCCGTGGTCTGTTTGGAAAACAACCCACTCGGCAGGATTCCAGCCAACCACAGTGTGGAACATGCTCGATCCCGCCACAAAGACGATGGCGGTTTACTTCGGTGATACGTCGGGAAACATTTATAAGTTTGACTCCGACACCTACAACGGTGACGGGGCAACTGGTCCCGCTGATGCAACCGGCGTTGATATTCGGACAACAAGGGTTTCTAAATCATTTAATGCGCCGCCTGGACGGATGTTTGACGTGTCGGGGTGGATAACTTACCGAAAACCGACTGAAGCAGTGGAGTTAAATCTTCGTTTTGAGCATGGGGGTGTTTCCCTGTTCGATCAGGAAATCAACATTTCTATTCCTCCCGCATCAGCAACACCAACGACTTATGCTGGAGGGTTTTACTATGCCGGAACCAGTTATTACGGAACCAGTTTTGAAGGAAGACTCACCCGCCAAAACTACACGGCAGCGGGTCGCTCGTCGCAAGTCCAACTCCGAGTCACCTCAATCGGCAAGCAAGACTTCTCGCTCGCGGAAATCGGCCTCCAGTTCACGGCATAAAGCCCATCCGAAATTAAAACGACTTCTAAAGCGTGGCGGTTACTGGCGACTGCTTGAGGATCGTGATTGGCGTTGGCTGTATGCGGCTTATAAGAAGGGCGCGTTCAAGGAAACCCCTGAAGACTTGTCTCCCGATGAATTCATCTTTCACTCACTGGAAGCGTTTGATGGAATTGATCGCATTTATCTCGCAGTCGGTAAAACGAGAAAAGGCGAGATCCCCGTGGGTGTTTCACGGGTAAATGAAAAC